CTCGAGAAAGTTTCCCTGGTCGTCTTGCAAAGCATACTTCGTGGCGAACACAGAAGCTGCTAGCTCATCTCCCTTGAAATACTCTAAGCTCTCCGAGAAAACGTCATCATAGGTTGCCATCTTCTACAACTTACCTTCTTCCTTGCTCTTATTATCTTGTACTTCAACTTTTCTTACTTGTTTCCACTTTTGTTGCAAAAGATGTTTCAGGTCGCCTTCATTCTTTTTCTTTGCATCCATAAAGGACATTTCTTCTGAATTTTCTAATATGCTAAACCTGCTCATTGCTGTATTAAGCTTTACAGGAAACACGATCCCGTCGCGTCCTGCACGGTTCTTGGCAATATAGAGGCGCCCGAAGCCTTCAGCTTTTTCAGCGGGCTTCCGCGATATAGAGATTACAACATCTGCAACTTGTGCCTTTCCGTAAGATTCTGACATATTTTCCAAACCTACGATATCAGAGTTAGCTGAGTCTCTATTAGATTGGGATGCTGTCCATATGGGCATGGATTTTTCCATCGCTAAGTTTCGGAGATCCTCATATACCTTCTTTAGCTCGTGCCTCATTGAGTCGTACTGGCGCGATGATCTCATGATGTCGGCGTAATCGATGATTAGAACATGAGGAATAAATCCTTTTAAGCTTAGCTTTTCTATGTGGGATCTAAGGGTTTGCACGGTAGCAGTTCCTGTAGGATACTCCTTGATCATCAATTTACCGAGCTTCTCACCCTTTTCCTTGTAGTATTCGATGACTTCGTCCTTGCGATCCTGAACTTCGTTGCTAGGGATCTGGCAAAGGTTGGAATCGTAACGAAGGCCTGTGCCTGTCTCAGTAAGCTCAAAGGTGTAATGTATTACGTTAAATCCTGCGCGCAAAGCTGCGCAGCCAAGATTAACCAGCATGTGTGACTTACCAACTCCTGTAGGTGCTGTAATGACACCGATCTCGCCTTTGCCTAGGCCGCCATTGAGGATATCTTTTGCATCAATCTTGTCGATGCCCGTTGGAATAGGCGATCGGTTTGTTCGAATAAACCTTGACTCCATATCTTCAAAGAAGTCGTGCCCAACAGAAGGCGTGGTTCCGACTGAAAGCGCATTGCGCATCAAATCCATAACTGAATCGAACTTATCAACCTGAATGAGATCTACAGCTTCTTCTAGAGCCCCTCGAAATGCTTGCTTCCGACAGAAGTCGAGAGCCTTATCCTTGACATATTCAAGGTCACCCATGTTGGGATTGTGCCGGATACGCTGTAGGTACTCAACGATCTGGTCCCGAAGGATGACGTCGTTTCCCGTCTTCAAGTCATCGCGAATAATGGAGACAAGAAGGGGAAGGGTTGGAAAATCCTTGTATTTCTGGTGATAAGTGAAATATCGATCAGCCAGAAACCTAAGGTATTTCAGATCAAAGAACTGGGTGTCAATAACCTCAGCCATTTGCTCTGCCCACATCCTGTCGGTGAGAAGCCCTTGAACGATTTTTTCTTGAAAGTCTTTTCCATAAGACGCAAATGATATACCGGACTCTTGTGTCACGTGAACCTCTTAATCTAAGTAAGTAAAGCTAAGGAAGAGCGATTCAACGTCAAAGTTTTGGATGCCTTCAGCAATCAGATCTCTCATCATCCCGATCTTATTCCCCTTGGGCTCAAATGTATCTACGATGTGTTCGATTTGATTCATCTGATTTGCCGCTAAATTACGCGAATCTAAATATATCAAACGCCAGTTACGTTCCAGTAGCTCAAAGTTGTTTGCTATCTCTCGGTAGATCTTAATTTTTCCCTCTGCGTGTGCAGACGCGTACTCAAATATTTTTTTAATATCAGCTTCTTCATCATCAGCCAGGAAGGGAAATCTCTTAGCCATCGTCTTGTATCCCGCACCTTTAATGCCAGAGATATTGTCAGAGCTATCCCCTACTGCCGATTTCGCAATGCAGTAGTTATTCGAACTCACACCTAAAAGTTCGGGAATGTGATCTCGAGTCACAATCTCTTTGCGGCCTAATCTGAAGATATTTGTGTTCTCGTTTAGTAGCTGGTAGTAATCCTGATCTGAAGACACGATCACTTTGGTTAAGTTTCGAAGCTTATACTTGCAGAGATAGCCGATAACATCATCACCTTCGCAGTCGCCTACATAGACCTGGCAGATCGGTAAGTTCTTCATCATCTTAATTAGAGTAGCGATCTGATTGTTGCGATTTTGTTGTGTGTCTGGAATATCTTGTTCGTAGAAGCGGTTCATTCGGGCCGGCTTCTTACCCTTCTTGTAATCGGGATAGATAGCCCTTCTTCTGGAAGAGCCTCCGCCTTCCCACACAACGTAGATCTGTCTAGGGCTAAAGCGATCGATGATGTTGCGCATCGACTTTAAAAAACCGACTACGCCTCCGACATGATGACCATGCTTGCTAATCGACGGATTTGCCGAATAGACGCGAAGAAAAAGGTTCATCGCATCGAAGATGAGGACGGGTCTATCTTCCTGAGGAGCCAAAACCTTTATCGCCTCGATCAGATGAACGCACAGCATCTGCCTCCATAAAGCATGTTTTATTGCCTACGGTTTTGGCGTGCACTTCGTAGATAACAATCTGGGCAACCCTGTCGCCCTTATGGAACTCATAGGGCTGATCTCCTCCATTATAGAGCATGACTCCCATCTCGCCGCGGTAACTTGGATCGATGATGCCACCCACAGGAAAAACGCAGTGCTTGCTGGCTAATCCGCTTCGTGCTTCGATCTTAAGTAGAACCTGATTGTGGATGTCACTAGCGTAAGGATTCTCGGCTAGCACTAATCCTGTAGGTGCAACTGCAACTTTTCCAGGTTCAATAATGCCACCCTCGACTGTAGTTAGATCCCATCCGACATCACCGGCTTTCTGGTCAGGTATTACAGCATCCGGGTGAGTCCTTTTTACTTTGATGTATAGGCTCAACTTAGATCATTCTCCGCCATGTCCATTGCAACTGCCCGGACTTCTTCATAGGAATCAGTGTTGAAGTCTGGATTTCCTTCAAATTTCTTTATCAAGATGTTCTCAATCATTAGCTCAATGTGATGACTGTAGTCAGGATCCTTAAGTACATCTTCCATGCTGCTCTTGGTAAACTTCTTCTCTACAAGAACCTCTCCAGTCTTTTCATCAGAGACTGTCAGAGTCTTCCAGGCACCAGCACCTTCGACTGAATATGTTTTTCCGTCTACAGTTACATCATCAGAAGATCGGAGTAAATCAGTGACTTGCTCGTGCTCTTTGACACCTACACCAAAATGAATCTCAAACTGACATGTCCTAAAGGGAGGTGCCACCTTGTTCTTGATGGTTTTTGCTGACACATTAATGCCTACGATATCGCCGTCTTTGTTTTTAATTGGCGAACCTGCGCCAAGCTTGATACGTGTGGATGAATGAAAAGGAAGCGCCATGCCGCCAGGCGTAGTGGTGGGATCACCGTACATCACACCGATCTTTGTTCTCGTCTGGTTCAAAGCAATGAAAAGCGTGTTCGTGCTTCCAATCACCTGCGTGATCTTTCTCATACCCTTCGAGATTGCACGGGCCTGCAGGCCGATCGAGTCCTTATCATAGTCACCTACAAGTTCCGCTTTGGGGGAAGATGCAGCAACTGAATCCCAGATAATTGTGATAGGAACATCCTTGCTGAGACCTCGTGCCTTCGTGATGGTGGACTCGGCGACCGCGAACACCTCCTCAGTGCAAGCTGTCTCGATGAACACAAACCGTCTAGAAACGTCAATTCCCAAGAGTCCTAAATTCTCTACAGAAGTACCATTTTCCGTATCGATATAGACTACGATGCCACCCATGGTCTGGGTGTTTCTAGCTATTTGGTATGCAATATGTGATTTACCGATCGAAGGAGGCCCGAAGATCTCTACGATTCTACCGCAAGGGAGTCCACCTCCCTTACGATTTGCAACAATGTAATCCAGTTGCCGGATGCCCGTGGACACCCAAGCCTTGACGTGAGTTGGCGACTCATCAATACTGAGATTGTAAGCGATCCTGCTCCCATGATCCTTGTTCAGCGACTTGATGAGATCTGCAGTGAAGTCATCAGATTTTTTAGACTTTTTGTCTGCAGTTTTTTTAGCCATCTCTTCTCCTAGTCGTCGCCGAGTAGATCAGCGAACGCGTCGTCGAGTGAAGTGTATGACTTCGACTCAGCGGTTGTTTTGGTAGTGCTTTCAGCAGTAGGAGCATTTGTAGTTGTAGACTTAGTAGATGACCCTCCGGTCATACCGTCATCATCTGCTGACGAAGAACCGTTGAGCCAGTCATTGACTTTCTTCTCGATCTCTTCGTAGGATTCGAGCTTGTAGATCTCGTCCAAGTTGGGAATATTGGAAGTCCACTCCTCGATCTTCTTGGCGTCGGAGTTAAGTTTGCTGACCTTACCTCGAGGCATCACAGATGTCT